ATTGTCGCGCGTGCCGAACGGCTCGAGCAGTAGCCCGATCGTCTTCGTGCCGTCTCGGCCGGTGATCGCGTTGATTACGCTCGCGATATTCGGCGACGTCTGCACGCCGCCCCGATCCGCCGGCGTGCCGACGGGCCGGGTAATGTTCCAGTCGACCGGGCCGCGGAAGCTCGAGCGAGCGATCGAGCCGAGATTCTGCCCCCAGTTGAAAGTAGCCGGCAGTCCGTAGATTCGAAAGTTGAACTGCCCCTCGGGGAAGTACCCACCGAACCCGCTCGCGAATAGCCCGAGCGGTACCTCGAGCGTCGCGGTACTGATCGCACTACCGGTGACCCCGGCGACGGCGATGATCGCCCCCGACGTTTCATAGAATGCGACGGCGGGATCGTCCCAGTGATAAGCGGTCGCGGAGTTGGCCGCATTCTGGAAGATCTGCCCGACCGGCAGCGGATCGAACGGGGCCGGCGGGCCCGGATACGGATGTAGCACCGTTCGCGTCCCGATAATCGACCCGACGATCAGTGATTGTTCGCTCGATTGTTGGCAACAGCACCAGAGCATCACGCCCCCTCGCCGTCGCAGTCGGCTGAATAGATCTCCCAGCGGGAGCTGGTCGAGACCGTTCGGTATACGAGCTCGGCCCAGACCCAGAGCCCCGACTTCGCGATCACATGCTCGGTCGGCATATACACTTCGACCGTGCTCGTCGGGTTCGCGATGAATGGCAGCGCCCCGTTGAGCCCCGCGACGTTGTTCAGTGTGCCCGTTGCCCCCGGCCCGATATCGGCCGTCGCTTTGCCGCGGAGCCGGGTCGCTGACCAGCATTGCCGGATCGCCCAGCGGATGCCCCCGTTGCCGTCAGCATCGGGTAATGAGATGAGCTCGCACAATGCGAGCGTGTCGGCGAATACCTTCTCGCCGGGGTTGAAGATCTCCGTTGCCTCGGCTCGCGTTAGAGCCGATAGCCCGCTGTCCATCGACGGCCCGCCGGCGAGCTTCGCGTCGCCGAATTGCCCGTGCTCGATGTCTTCCTCGAGGATGAAGAACGTCGTCTGTTGCGGCATGACGGGCCGCCGCCGGGGTTGCCGCTCGCGGACCTTGAGCCGCTCGACCCGTCGCACGACGCGAGAGATGCGTTTGACCGATTCGCCGTCGAATGAATAGAACTCTTTCGCCATTACGTCGGGTCCGCAATTAGTGGGTTGAGATCGAGCACCGGGTTGACTTCGAACGGGCCGGCGAAGTTGCCGACCTCGCCCTCTGGCAGCCGCCGGCCGTCTTCGGTGAGCAGTACCGGCTCGCTGACGTGTTGCCCGTTCTCGTCAGTTGCGTTGACAAGCACGCGATCGTTCGGGTCGGGTTCGTCGGTGTAATGCTTGTATCCGCGGTTGACGATCTTGATCGGCCAAGTGTCTTTGCGAATGATGAACCGCGATTGCCCGACGTAGAACGTGACCCCGTTCTCGAACGTCGGCGGGCCCGTCTCGATCCCGGTGAAAAGTGCCGTCTTGGCCGCATGTCCGCGGAAGACGGTCGAGTTGATCGCGTTCTCGTACGTGCGGTTGAGCGTCTCGATCGCAGTGAGTGTCGCGTAATTCTTCTGAGCGACCAGCACGGGAAGCCACCGCTCGCGTTGGTACGGCTCGTCGAACGGTTGCTTCGCCGAGTTGACGATCGGCTCGCCGGCGATGTCCTTCTCGACGAATTCCGTCTCGCTCATCCTCTCGAGCCAGAATATTACTTTACGTTTGAGCGGGTTATCGATCTGGTCGGGCGTATTGAACTCGGGCGATGTGCCCGCGGGGAGCTGCCCGCATGTGACTGTGATTATAAAATTGGTCGTCGACTGATCGCCCTGGGGTGCGATCTGATGCCGCAGGACATAGGCCCCATTGCCGACATACGCGAACCGTGTCGGCACGGGACTCGGCCCGGCAACGAACGATAGCGCGAGCGTCGCGTTGTAGTCGGCAAGGTCGCGGAGCGGTGCGTCGGTGCGCACTTTGTACTTGAGCGTGACGCCGGCCTCGCCCTGGATACCGTACCCGGCGTCGATCCCGATGAGTCGGCATTGTGTGATCGCCATTGTGCTAGATCCTTGCGACGAGCATCATGGGCCCCGACTCCGCGAGCTTGTCGCGGATGTTCGATAGGATGCCCGTCTGCTTCTTGGTTTCGGCCAGTTGTTCTTTTGGTACCAGATTCGCCCGTACCGCCTGGTAGGCCTCGACGGTACCTTTGATCAGTGCGGTGTTTGCCGATCGGGAGACCGGGCCGGTCTTCTCTTTTTCCTCGGGCGGCTTGAGCTTCGGCCGGGTCAAGATATCGATCGCCGCGGCACGTTGCCATTTGCCGAGCGACTTGCGAGCGTCCTTGAGAAATTTATCCTTCTCGTCGAAGAACCCCTTCACCGACTCGTTGAAGAATTTGTGGTAGCCCTCTTTCATCTGCTTGATGCCGTCAGTGACGAACCGATGCCGGCCGAGATTATCGCGAGCTCGCTGGATCTCCGTCGGCGTGAAGAACCCGCCGCCCTCTTTCGCCAATCGGTTCGCCGTCCCGCGGCGGCCTGGTATGACCGGCGCTTCGCGATCAGTTGCGACTTTGTTCGCGATATCCTGCCGAGTGAGTTTGTCGCTTTGCGGTTGTACCCAGTTGCGATTGAGCCAGTCGGCAGCCCCGAACGTCCAGCGGAAGTTGCGCCGCATGAAGCCCTGACCGGTTTTCGGATCACGGCCCGAGCCGAGCTTCGCGCCCTGCATTGCCTCGGTGATTTTGTCGGCCCACTGCTCGGCCCGTGGTGCGATATCAATGACGAGCCGGCCACCGATGCTCTTCATATGCGTCGAAAGCCGGTTGAGCGCGTCGTTGAACTTCTCGACGTTTGCGAGATCCTCGCCCGACATGGTGCGGCCGAGCTGCTGAGCTTGCCGCTCAAGGTTGCGGAGCCCGGCCTCGCCCTGGTTGATCATGTTGACCATCGCCGCGCCCTCTTCCTCGAAGAGCTTAACGGCGATACGGAGCTTGTCAGAGTGACTCGTCATGCCCTGCATGGCCCCGACGATCTTCATGAACTGCTGGTCGGGCTTGAGCTGTGCGAATTTGTTCGCGTCGATCTTCATCTCTTTCAAGACGTTGACGGCCTCACCGCCGCCCTTCGCGGCTTCGGCAGCCCTGATCGACATTTTCATCAGCGCCATACTGACGGTGTCGACCGCGACGCCCGTCTGCTCGCCGGCAAACTGAAGCGCCGAGAGCTTCTCAGGGTCGATGCCGATCTTTTGCGACGTCTTGGCAAGTTGATCGAGCGACTCGGCCGTCGACTTAAACTTCGACGCGAGTGCCCCCGCGCTGAACCCGACCCCAATCGCAGCGAACATCTTGTTAAAGTGCCCGACGCCTCGCTTCGCCGACTCGAGCTCCTTCTCGAATCGTTTGATATTCTTCCCTGACTCTTTGACCGGCCCGTCGAATTGCCGAGTATCCCCGATGATCGAGACGATCAATTGTCCGATGTTCGCGCGGATACTCATGGTCAACACCCCAAAGCCCGAGCAAGTCGCTCGGGGTCAATTCGTTCAATCGGGTCGACGTCCTGATCGGCGTCGCCGCCTCGGTACATAGGCAAGATCAATTCGTCGGCTGTCAAGAGCTCGCTCGGTCGCGGTGACCGGCCGAGCCGTGCCGCCAAGTATCGGTTCACAATGTTGTGGATCTCGGCGATGAGCTCGGCGTGCCGACGTCTCGGGTCGCTTCGATCGGTGATCATCCAATGTGCGAACCGCTCGCGGAACTCTTCCGGCGTCATCTCGTCGAGCATGTCGTCTACATGCAAGTACCCGAGCTCGTTTGCGAGTGCGATCGCGCATTGCCGAGCCGGGTCGCTGATTAGTTTTTTACGTCGCCCTCGAGTGCTTCCTCGGTCAACTCGATCGGCCCGACGTGCGTCGCGACGACTTCGGCCAGAGCGAGCACGAGTCGCGAGTCGACCTCGGCCAGATCTGTCACGTCGTCGTCGGTGAACACCCGCCGGCCCTCGTCGTCGACCACGGCAAGAGCGATCATGTGGGGCCGGTAGAGCGATGAGCCCCCTTGCACGGCCCGCTCGATCCCGGCTCGCTCGCGTTCGGAGAGTGATTGCACCCGCACCGTACCGAGTCCCGGCACGGGGTACGTGCCGTAGCGGCGGTCCTTGCCCTTGGCGAACAAGAGCCCGTGGATCTCGTCGGTCGTCAGTGCCTTATTCTTCGTCATCAGTGTCGCTATCCTCGATCGCCGGGGCTTGTTCGATGGTGCGTCCGCCGCCGGCTTCGGCGATCGCCCTCATTCCTTCCGACTTGATCTCGTCGAGATCTCGCTCGTCGAGCTTACGCTTGGCCTCGGCCAGTACGCTTTCGGGCACCGATGCCCCTTGATGCAAGATCAGCGGGGCACCTTTGACGCGCTCGACGATCCCGATCTCGACGGGCTTCGGCCGCCGCGGGTCGTGCCAGAGTACCGAGTCCATCGGGGTAAGCTGTGCGACCCCGCGGCGATAGCCAATGATCGGCTTGATCGTGATCATAATTCCCTCTCGTTAGGTTGCGGCGGTGAACGTCGGCCCGGTCTTGCCGTCGAATGTGATTTGCACCGTCTCGGTCAATCGCGTGCCGGCGGCGAGCTCCGGCCGCTCGCGTCGCGAGATGTAGCCCGAGCCGATCACCTTTGCTGGTACCGTTTGTCCTTCTTGCAGCGGCATATTAAGCGTAATTGTGCCGACCGTTGCCAACGGGGCTTGCTTCGTGAAGTCGGAATAGACGACCACGTCGAATGGGTCGACCTTTGCCAGATCGTCGGGGCACGACTCGTAGAACCCGTCGGACGAAAGCGCCGTATCTTCGAGCGCCTCGACCATCTCGCCAATCGCCCCGACCGATTGCAGTCGAAACCCCGTATACGTGATGCCCCCGCTGAACACGAGGGAAGCGCCGATGCCTGTCTTTTTACTCATTGCGAAGTACCCCGTAGGTTGCGACGATCCCGGCAGAGTCGGTGACCGTCAGTGTCGTATAGATTGCCCCCGATAGGCTGAAGCTCGCCCGGCTAAACGCCGGCTCGAGGTACGTACCCGTTACGTTTGCCGTCGTGACCGCGGCCGCCGGAGCCCCGTTGATCGCGACCAGCACCGAACCCGTCGGCCCGGCCGACCGGATCTCCCAAGCGACGTTGGCAATCGACCGACCCTCGGGGACGATCGATTGAGCGGCCGAGAGCCGGAGCTCGGGCCCAACCCCCGGTTGCAGTCCGAACGTCGCGACCGCGACCAGCGGCGTTGCCGGGTAGACCGGCGTTGCCGGATCGCCGTACAGGATTCGCAAGGCTAGTGTTTCTTCGTACGTCCAGTTGTCGGAGCCGTCGACCGGCGAGACCGGCCGGCTCGATCGCCCATCGACGAGACACTCGCCGACGTACAGATCGCCCCAGTACCCGCCCGACCAGCCAGAGACGGCGAGCGAGAGCAGTTGTGCGATGGTGTTCGACCGTCTCGCGGCGTCCCCGCTGAGACACGCGACCGTCGCGATCACGAGCTCTTCGGTACCCTCTTCGGTACCGTGAAGCCCGTACTCGTACGTCGTCGACGACGTTGAGAGCGTGAGTGCGTTTGCCTGTTTGATCCGTTGCTTGCGGCGGCCGATGTGAACGGCATCGCCGATCCGATCCCGCAACAGTCGACGCGCGTCGTTACGGTTCGCGACCGTCACGCCCGAGATGATCCGCGGCGTGATGAAAGGTACCGCCGGCGGGCCTGGGAGATCGACCGGCGTCATGAGGTAATCGCGGAGTGCGTATAGCGAGCTCATAGTTTGCCCTTCGCCCGTTGCTCCCGCATCCACTTCGCCAGAGCCGCAATGAAGATCTGTCGCTTCTTCTCGGGGAATAAGTAAAGCGCTCGCCGCAGGAAGTCGAACCGGCCCTCTTCGATCTTGCCGCGGTTCGCCCCCTTGGCGGTGACGCGATCCTCGGTGCCGAATTCCATGAACCCAGCGTAGAACTCGTCGCCCTGGAACAGATCCTCGGCGGTGTTCGTGTTCGTCGCGACCTGATGCTTTTTCGCCTCGGCCCGGCTACGTTTCGCCGCGCGTACTTTGATCGCTCGTTCGAGCTGCCCGGTATCGTGCGGGGCGTAGTCCATCGCAAGGTTGCGGGTAAAGTGTGCGACTTGGCGCGTCGCCGGCCGGAGTGCTTTCTTCCGCATCCCGTCGCCGAGCTTCGCGAGCTTTCGCTCGATCTGGATAATGCCGACCCATGTGATCTGGACGGGGTCATTCTTGCGACCGCGGGCGGTTCGCGATCGCGTCGAGATCGTTGACGACGTCAGCCCGAGTTGTGTACCGATGCGGCTAGCTAGGCTCATCGCGACCCCCGGCTTCGTTCGGCCCGATCATCGTGAGCTCGATCTCGCGGTCGACCATCACGACCCCGGCGATCTCGTATGTGTCCTGCCCCAGCACGAGCCGCATCTCCGGCGTGATGCGTACGCCCGGATCACGGATAAATGCCAAGTAGTTCGCCCCGGCATAGAGCTGGTTCGCGTTGACCCGTTCGAACCCGGCGAGCCGTTGCAGTGCGGCGTAGACGTTGCAGACCACCGTCGGCGGAGTCGTCCCGCCGTCGAAGTCGCTGTCATCGGCCGGCCGTTCAATGCGGCCGTAATGGCGATACCTACGTGATGGCATAATACCCCGTCCCCAGTGATAGCCGCAGAGACCGAGCGGAGAGCTCGAGCTCTTTACTGATCGAGCCGACAAGTACCGGCGAGGGTTGATCGAACCAGTGCCGGACCACGAGCAGGAGCCAGAGCTTCGCCTCGGCCGGCACGTCGGCCGCCGTGCCATAGCCAGCGGTGAATGCGACCTTGACCGCATCGATCCGGTTGCTGTTCACCGCGGGCCAGGTAAGCCCCGATAAGCCCGGGTAGAGCTGAGCGGGGAGATCCGACCCGTTGAGCAGTTGGTAGTCAGCCGGGTCGAGCGTTTGCAAAACGTTGTCGACGTCGTAATACGTGATCGCCTGGATCGAGACGAGCGGTGGCATCGGGATATCGATCGGCCAAGCCGCACCGTCCGGGCCGCAGAAGTCGGGCAGGATCAATTCGAACCCGGCTGAGACGAGCTGACGCCCGATCGACTTTTGCAGCACGTTGACGGCGGCCTCGATGAGCTGGACGAGATCGAGATCGAATTCGCCCGAGCTGATCCCGAGATGCCGTTTGACTTCAGCCAAAGATATTGGCGTTGCCGTCGGTTTGCTCGTCTGCTTGAGGATCACGTTTGCCTCGCTTGCCAGTTGACTTGGTCGGGGTCGGGGCCGCGGCGTTCTCTAGCCCGTACGTTTCCTTGATCGCCTTTTCTTGATCGACCGCAACGGCGAGATTACGCTCGACCAATTGCTCGCCGAATTCATTGGGCACGTCGATCAGTTGCCCCTTGCTAACGTTGTAGATCCACTCGTTCAGATCCTTCGTCATGCGTACAAACACGTAGAAACTCCTATAAGGAAAAGCCCGGCGGCTGGCCACTATCGACCAGCCGCCGGGGCTCGGTCACCCGGGGAGGGTTAAGTCGCAGCGGCCAAAGTTAGATACTTGACCGGCGCCGTGCCGGCGTCTCGCAGATCGCCGTCATATCGGGCGAATGCCAAGAACGCCACCTGATGGTAATCGGCGAAGCGCTCGTCGAGACGAAGTAGGGTGATGCCCCGCACGTCTCGGATGAGGTACTTCGACAGATCACCATAGATCAAGCCCTTGGTGCTGACGGCCGACGGCATGTCCTGGTTGATCACGTACGGCGTACCGTCGAAGGTAGCCGGCTCGCCGGCGATCACCGACGGCATCCAGATCGGCCGGTTCTGCGAATCGACCATCGTCTTGAGCTTCAGCAACGTCGCGTCGTGCATCATGAACGTTGCGTTCGCACGATACGCCGGATCGACGGAGTGCTTGAGCGTCATGATCTCCGGGTAGGTGAGCTTGAGCGGTGTACCGCCCGTCACCCCTGAGTTTGCCGCGGCGGTAACGATACCGCGCGGTTGACTCGTTCCCGTGCCCACCGTGAAGTGCGTATTTGTGATGCGTCCGATACGAGTACCGAGCGCCTCACCCAAGAACGCAGGCAGGTTGATCGCGGAGTCTTGCAGAAGCTCGACGGAAACCCGGATCATCTTGCTCGAGTACTTGTACGAGCCAAGCACAAGCTGCGTGAAAGTGACGTCTTGCTCGGCGACTTCCGTATTCTCGCCGACGATCGCACCGACTTGACCGGTGTCGTTCGCATTGGGCATCGGGAAGTCCGAGCCGGTCGCCGTGGTGAGGATCGTGGCAACTTGCCGCATTCCGCCCCACTGAAGCATCGTGGCTTCGAACGGACCCATCATCTCATCCGGCACCGTGAAACCACCGGCACCGCCGGCAGCGTCTTTGATACCCGCCGTGGTGAACGTCACCGCCTGAGCTCGTTTCTCGTACGATTCGAGCTGACGGTTGCGGATCTCGCGGCGGATCTCACGTTGCCGCTGAGCTTCAGCCAGACTACGGGGCGCCGGTAGTTGCACACCGTCGTAATCTTCGCCGCGATTCAGCGTGACGTTGACTTCCGACTGCTCGATCGGCAGACCGATTCGCTCGGCCCAGCGCTTGGCCTGCACGTCCTGACTGCGTTTGCCAAGTGCCCAAGCGTTGAATGCTCGGCACTGTTCATAGCCCGTTAGCGGTCGATCGGGATCGTCATCGTTCGGATTGTGCGACTTGCGCCGCTCGTTGAACCGAGCCCGATCGTCCTGCTCGCGGTTGAACGTGTCAGCGCCGCGGCTGCCGGTTAGATTCTCGACCTTCTCGGCCCGTTCGATCCGGTCTTCGACGTCCGAGTGCTCGGCGATGAGCCGATCCCATTCGGTCTTTTCCTCGGATGATAGCCCGCGGTTCTCGGCCTCGGCCTTATCGTTGATCGAGCGGAGCTGCTTGCTGATCGCGAGATGCTTCTCGCGTAGTTCGCGTAATGTCATTTGATTGATCCTCGACTTGCCGACAAGTCGGGACCAACGGAAAGCGGCCGGCGACCTGCCGGCGATGAATTACATAGAATCATCGCCAACAAGCCGCCGGCCGCTTCGACCGTTCAAACTTGTATATCGTTTCGGGACCAGTGCCGATTCGGCGACAGCCCCGATTGAGCTTGCACGTTAGCTCGTCAATTTGTGCGCTGTCAAGTACGACTTCCTCAAATACGCTTCTCGGCGTCGCCGATCGGCCTCGATCGCGGCGACTGCTTCGGCTGACTTCGCCCAAGCATCGCGGGCCGAGCGGGCCTCGGCGTACACTTCCGCACCCCTGACGCCGGTCGACGTGCCGACGTATGCCGGGTTGACCACGGGCCCGACGTCGAAGACGGCGAGATCGAGAAGCTCCCGCACCTCGAACGTGAGACCGTCTCGCGTCTCTTCGGTCCACGTCTGCCCGTCGCGGCCGCGTATGTTAAACGCGAAGCTCGAGCCCGTCACGTTGCCCAAGCGTACGTGCTCGGCGGTGTCGCGATACGCGGTCGTGTCGCTCGGCTGGATCTCATAGCGAAGCCCGACGTCGTCGACCTCGATCTTGAGCGTGCCGGCCGATCGGCGGCCGAGCAAGAGTTGATGATCGAACATCGCCCGCACGTCATCGCCGGAGATCTTGTCGAAAGCCGACCGCATCACCCGCTCGACCGCACCGGGCCATAGTTCGTACTGCGTTGACGGATCACCGTCTCGGTAGAAGACGGCGGCGTACCCGGAGATCACGCCGCGATCTTCGTCGTCTTTACGCAACGTCACCGGTCGATCGAATACTCGTTTTTCCATGTTAGACCCTTCCGTAAATGAGATCGGTTGCGATCTCGATCGCATCCAGTTTGAGCCGTTCGCCGGCATCGGCGACCCGTGCCGTTAATCGATCCGGTTGACATTCCGCGGCCTCGACGAAGAGCTCGACGGCCCGTTCGAAGAGATGATCCGAGACGCCCGCGACCCGATCCTCGCCCGCGGCGATCTTGACCGCGGCCGTGATCATCCCAGTGACCGCCGCTCCGTGCCGTTGCTCGAGCTCATTGATCGCCGCCATAAAGTTGTGCTCGCGCTTCGCCGCTCGGCCGGCAGCGTTGCCGATGAGCCGGGCCGCGGCCGAAAGCCGATCGACCAGCACGTCGCGTAGTAGCGCCCTCGATCGCTCATCCTCGCCCGTCGGCATCTCATCGGCTGGCGGTTCGGTCGGCGGCTCTTCGGCTTGCTCGTCCTGCTCGTCGACTGGCTCGGTGCCGACGGTGTGCGTTGCCGGCGTGAGGTACTCGTCGCCGCCGTCGTACGGGTTGAGCCCCTCGAGCTGCCGTACTTCGTTGCGACTGAAGATGCCCCATTGAATCCCGACAGCGTAGGCTGCGAATCGAGCGGCGGTGTCGGCACGGTTCCATCGGTCAATTTGCATCTCGGCGTAAAAGCCGTCGTCGATCTCGCTGTC